AAGATTGTTGTCTATGTTGAGAAATGTATCCAAGTCATATCGTGCATAACTTGAATTCCTGCCCGTAAATTTTATCATTTTGTTTTTGTTGTTCAAAATAAAATAAATAAATTTCATTTGATGCGCAGGGTCAACAAAAGACTTTTTTTCCAAATGAATATGAAAACCACAGTTCGAAGCATCCCATGCGCGCCAACCCCGTCTGCGCATGATTGTAATTTGTCTTTCAAAATGACCGCAGGCATTTTGAAAATAATCTAAAGTCATCGGTTGACTGACCATTTCGAAACCGTTGTTGATTGAACAATCAGATTTACAATAAACCAAATGATTTGTGTTGTTGTTGACTTCTATTGCTGCGTCATTTAAATCTGTTACATACGGCGCTTCTGCTTCTAATTCGCAGGAAAGATACGGCAAATTGACATTTATTTCTTTGTTTGATATTTTGTTTTTGTGAAGAAAAGTTTTTGGTCGTGGCGTAATTTCCGTTGTACCGTCATTTTTTCTGTGATGAAACTCTGGACGGGGTTTAGAACCATACGACAAAATGCCTTGATAACGGCTGTCATCGCCGTGGTATTCGTCTTCGTAACTATATTCTTCTTCTTCTTCTTCCCTGACGCGTTCATAACAATTTTCACACAACCAATCACCGTTGTATCTGGTCAATTCCAAATTGTATTCTTCGACACTATCGTCGCATCTTTCGCAATGGTCGGGTCGATTGTTTCTTGGCATTTAGATTATTCCTTTGTTTGAAATAGTTGAATGGTGTTCAGGTCGCACTTGCCCCGTGCGAAGCGCGGGGGCAAGTGCGACTTGTTATTTAGGTTCATTGACAATAATTAACGGGGCAACGGCTGGGCCAAAAGTATCAATTTCGGTCAAAGTCATTGTGTCAGCATTCAAAGAATATCTTTTTTCATTTTTGCCTACATAATGAAATTTGAACCCATCATGATTTTTGGGCACAGCATGTTGAATTGCTTTAGACAAAGCATCATTGAACGAATCAGATTTGATTTCGTACTGAACCAATAACCGAATGTGGTAAGTAAGTTTCATGATTTATTTCCTTTTGTAAAATTTTGCAACACCCGAACAAATTATTTCCCTACACAAAAACGGCAACACCCGAACTGCGGAGAGCCCCGAGGTAGTAGTGACGGTCTGCCAAAGGGGCTGGTGTTGGTGTTGGTGTTTCCCAAGCCCGTTTGACAGACCATTACGAGGTTTTTGTCGTCGTCGCCCAGTGGCTTCTGGGCGACCCAAGACGACAATTGCGTAAACCGCAGTTTTCCAAGTCCTGGAAGTAAAGACAAAGGGGCCGAAGGCCCCTTTGTCGATACTTCTGAAGTTGTTAATGCTGTTAGGCATTAACAACTTCAAGTTTGGCGAGAGGCTCAAGTTTTGGTTGAGCGATTGTCATTTGCCCGCCCAGCAACAGTTGCTGTTTGGGGTTGACAAGTTCAATCATCTCGCCGTCTTTCTCATAGTGAGTTTGTGTCTCACCAAGAGCGCGTACTTCCTGAACGGTCAGGGTTACGCCTGCGCGGATATTGTGAGCCGACACAAGTTCGTTAGGCAACCAAGCCCAAGTACGAATGCCGTCTACGACAGTAAAATTTACTGCCGTTGCTTTCTGTCCAGAACCGCCAAGTCCTGCGACTACTAACTGTATGTATTCTGACATTATTTACTCCTTTCGAGAGTATTTGTTGTTAGGGAACTTAACTTTCTCGCCCCCGCGAAGTCGGGGGGCGAGAAAGTTTACGAGTGGTATTCACCACACGCACACTCTGTATTACGCGGAACTATAACAAAGTTATTTGGACAAATAACTTCATAAATTTGTTTCGCGCTAGTAGAACCGACATAAGTATCGGTCAAGTCACGCTCTTCGGGATGAAGAGTGTTATACAAGTCGTTGTCGGCTTCTTTCGGATTGACCAAGAACCGAAAGCCAGAGTCATCTGGCTGAGGGTCTTGCCAATCATCAAGTTGACGCTGACGACGCTCTGCGTCAAGTTCGAACTCGTCCTTTAGGGCGAGTTCGGTTGACGCTTTTGCGCGTTTTGCCGGAGGCGAAACGCGCGGAAGTTTTGATAGGTCAAGTTTCATACTGTTTTTTTCTGACTTTCTAGCCATTTTGTGGCTGATATTGTTCCGTCTTTGACGAGACGAGAGTTGTATTCTTTTTCTCGTTCGTCAAACAAATCTTGTATTTCTTTCATTTTGACCCTGTTTGGCAACGACCTTAGTTGTAATTCATCAATTCGATTTTGTCGTTCTATTTGGTCGGCGTTCCAAATTCTTTGACACTCCAACACAAACATAGGTTTTGATTTTATTATTAACCTGTTATCTTCGGTTATAAATAAATCACCATTTATTTCTTCATACATAAATTTTCCTTTCGTTGAAATGCGCACCGTTTTTACGACAGCCATCGACAATGTTTGCTATGGCTTTTGATGTAAAGTGAACGGTGCGCACGCGAAGCGCGCACCGTTCACGGGCTATCACCAACCTGAGGGAAGTGCTGGCTTTACGCCAAACTCTTTCTCAATTGTCTCACGATTGAACTTGATGTTGAACTCAATTTGTTCCTGCGCGGACAAGGCGTTAGCCATTAGTTCTTCCGTAACAGTAATTGTATTCCTACAATCCCAAATGAACTTATCAAGTTGTTCGTTACTCATTCGGTATACATCTATCTTTCGCTTAAACATTACTTACCTTCTTTCTGTTTGTAGAGTGAACGGTGCGCACGCGAAGCGCGCACCGTTCACGGTTGAGACAAATCTCTTTAGAGATTTGTCGGGTCTTGCCACGCAATGACAAGTTCCAAAGCGTGCGCTGGCACGAACTCAGCCAACAATCCAACATAAGTTGAACCAAAGCGATTGTGTATGTCGAAAGACCAATCGCCGTAATATTCGTCAATAAGATTGATGAACTCCTGAAGTCTTGTTTCCAAGACTTCGGTATCGTTATAGATGTCTAACATTACATTTCCCTTCGCATAGGCTCAAGCCACCCATGTGACACGAGCAAGAGATTTGTTGAAAAATCTCTACACCAAACCCCATTTCCCCATACCCAAGCAAGCAGGACAGGTAGACCTACAGGTTCCTGCGACGCACGGGGGGGGAAGGAAGCGAGCGTAGCGAGCGTGCGAGTGAGCGTAGCGAGCGAGCCATCAAGCAAGCGACAATATAAGCGTCACGAGCGTAGCGAGTGGCGTATTGTCGCTGTTGTCGCGCGCAGACAGCGACGGTTGTGCGCAGTCACAGGGGCCGTCGCCAACGGGCGGGGGGGGGCACGGGGGGGGTGCGGGCAGGGTCAGACAACCACCTGGCACGGCCCGCGTCCCTCTGGATTAATTTTTAAAAGTAGGGGGTACCTATCAATCGAAAAGGGTACCTTTTAAAAAAATTATACGGTTTCGGGTTTTGGTTCTCGGCGTTTGACTTTTGTTACACAGTTTTTGCTGCACAAAAGAATACCTTTGTATTCGCGAATGATGGCGCGTTTGGTTTTTTTGCCGCATTCTGGGCATACGTGGTTTGTGTCTGGTGTCAAACCAACGTACAGCGTTGGTTTGCCGTAGTCTTCGCGGACTACGGGTGTGCTAGTGCTGCGTTTGGCTGGTTTGCGCCCAACCATTATCTGTAGTTTCTAGTTTTTTTTGCAACTTTTTTGGGTTGGGGAACAAATTGGTTGCCTTTGGCGTTGCCTCGTGCTTTAGCTGCGTTGGTGGCTCGACGTTCCGCTGGGGTTAATGCGTTCCATGCTGCGTCTGGCAAATAACGTTTTGTGCCTCTTGACGGTTTGCCGTCAGATGTGCGCCATCTTTGGTTTGTCCAATTTTTGAGCGACTGTTGCGACCTTGCTAATGCCATTAGTTTTTGTATCCGCCGCCAGCTTTTTTGTATTCGCTGGCTAAGAGTTGTGCTTTGCGCGCCGACCATTGACCCGGTCGGCCGCCTTTTGACCCTGCTTTGATTTTGTTGAACAGGCGTCTGCGCATTTCAGGTTTGGTGTAGTTGCCTGCTGCGTTTACTGGCATTAGCAATTCCATTTCTTTAGTGCCAACGCTTTACGGGTTGGCTTTCCGTTTGGTTTTCTCATTGGGCCTGGCATGCCGCTCATTCTAGCGCAAAACGACTTGCGGCGTTTTGCTGCTTTGGACCCTGGTTTTAGTTTTGATGGTTTTGTTGTGACTGCCATCTTTAGTTTTGAGCCAGGGTTTTGTGCGCGGTAGGACGCAACGCCTTTGGCGTTGAGTCCACCGCTTGGGTTTTTGCCTTCTTTGCGCTGCCACGCAGCGGTTTTAGCCATTGCGTCAGTACGCCTTTTTAGCGGCCTTTTTTGCCTTACCCTTTGTCGGCGGATAGTTAGATGTTTTCTTGCCAGACTTTTTGGTGGCTTTGGCGTGATTGTCTAGTTGACGATAAGTGAATGGCATGGTTCTCCTTTTATCTTCCGTGTTGTCTTAAACCGCCGCCCGTTAGGCGGCTGTATCTTGCGCCGTATCCACCACCGCCAGAACTTGGTCCTGTGCGTGGTGGTCGCGGCATTGTTCCTTTTGGCTGTGCGCGACCGGGGCTTCTTACGCCTTCGGCGTATTTGGCTTTTACTTTGCCCGTACTTATTCGACCGCTACCTTGATTTAAATAATCATTTCGCATTCTTGCTATGCGTTTTTCTTCTGCTTTTGCAGCGTTTCGTGCTGCCTTGCTTGGTTGAGCAGGTTCGCCAGAATCTGAACCGTAATACATTTGGTAATAACGGTCGACCTGATAATCCGTGTCACTGGCTTTTGGCTTTTTCGCCATTACAGTATGCTCCTTAAACCTTGACTTGTGTTCGCCCAAACGACGCGCTTTTGGCGCGCCGTTTGCGCAACGAGGGGAAACTGGCTTTTTTCCGTTTCCCCCCCTATAGTCCCCCCCAAAGCGTTACATGTAACAAATCGCACACACAATGATGGCAATTGAAGAAGCAACGCTTACGGTCGCGCAACAAAAATATCTGGATTGGCTGTGCACCGCTCCGATGGAGCGGGTGCCAGCCTCCAAAGCCAAGTACGCCGTAGAACACGGCGTAGATGAAACCACCCTGCGCCGTTGGCAGAAAAAAGAAGTTTTTGTCAACGAGTGGAAGAAACGGGTGGACGACATCCAGGGCTCGCCAGAGCGCACACAGAAGCTTCTGGACACGCTTTACGACAAAGCCCTCGAAGGGGACACCAAATCAGCCCAGCTGTATCTGCAAGCCACGAACCGCATGCTTCCACCGACGGTAACGGTTAACGCCAATAAAAAGGCGACGGAATTGTCCGACGCTGAACTCGACGAGCTGATTAATCAGATAGCGGTTCATGAGCGGTCAAAAAGAAATTTGAAAGCGGTCTAATGGCAACAACGAACGATGCGATGTTTGCCGAGTTGTCTATTCTGTACC